TGGTAAACCCCAGATTTTGGAGTGTCTGTTCCTGGGTATGCTGGCGGACGGCTTCGCGTTTAATCATTGTCATCACTCCCGTCCGGTACGCGAACTACTAATCGGCGTAACGCTTCTTCGGTGTCCATACGGCCGTACTCATACAGACCGTACTTGACGGACACTTCGATCCTGCTGGGGTCGCGTTTCCAGGTCTTGATCCTGCCGTTGATCTTGAGTCTTCGTAGTGTGCCGTCGTTCGCGACAAATTCTACGTGGCCACTTGTCGCCAGGATTTCCCGTAGTGACATCCGTCGAACCATGACCGTCGGCGTTGGGGTTGTCTTGCGCTGTGGTGCGTATCCGTCTGGGAGTGAGAATATATCGGCAGATTGTGTATTGTTCATTGTCTATACTCCTAGAACCGTAGGTGGCCGATTTTCACGTAGTCCGGGAAGACATACTCAACACGCTTCCCGTGTTTCACGTAGACACCGAGATCGTCTGTTCTCTTAGGAGCCACGAACAAGTCTTTATGCTTCGGCGTATACAGTGTCGCCTTGGTATAGGTGGCCACCATCACACGCCCGTTTGGGCTCGACAGTGCCGATTGAATCCGCTCGTATAGGGTGGGCATTATTAGACCTGCCCCGCTCTGCTATACGCTTCGTAGCGTTCGATGTGGCGTTCCAAGGCTTCGACACTCTGGCAGTACCCCGCAAACGTCAGAATGTCCTGATTGGCGTTACGGTCTTCGTTCTGGCAGCTAATCAGCCGTGCCATCAGTTCAGGGTAGTCGAGGTAGCTATACGGTGTGTCGTCTTGTGTCGTTGTCATGTCTCTATCTCCGATAGGTGACGGGCTGTCGTGCCCGTGTTCGTTCGTGCCGGTCTGGAGTGAAGCGCTCCGCTATTCGACCGATCTTCCTGGGTAAATCGCGACAACGAGGGGCATATCTTCGGTATCTACCGCCAGAAAACGAATAAACGACCCATCGTCCAGTTCGATCGCTTCGAGAGTCCAGCTTGCACCTCCAGAGACATCGGCGCTAAATCTCTGATGCATCTGTTTGATCCGCTTCCCTTTGACACTACGGTTCTTCACTTGGGCCTCCGTCAATGTTCGAGTTCGAGTTCAAACGTCCGCGTAATCAGATCTGATTACCGGACAGCCGCGATGGATCCAGCAGTACAGTCCGCCGTGTTGCATCGCGACACGCTCGCACTCTTCAAAGTGTCCAGCGAGTAGGAATTTCCCGTTTTGCGTGAACGCCGCCGCGTCGCCACGCTCGCCCTCCGGGAGCATGAGAAACGGTCTATCGTCCATCATTGTTTCACCGTCCACTCGGCAACTGCGCTCCGAGCCTGTGCTCGTGTTCTAAATACGCCGATCAGATCCGATCCGGCGGCCGGATCTATCTTCCAGACCTGCCAGCCGTGGTCGTGGTAGGGGTTCGCGAACAATTGGAAAAGGTTGATGATTTTATACACGTATATGCTCCTCTTCGCAGGTGACGGGCGTTCGTGCCCGTGTTCGAGTGCGCTTGTTCGTGCTATCGCTTAGACGTAGCACCTACTCTTGTCAAATATCACTTTAGGGGCACTATGGATCGGCGCATGACCCACTGTGCTTAAGGTGAAATGCCCGGATCTCCAGGGGTTGTAATGTGCCGAGACTGCCGTAGTGGTACCGCGTTCTGCAAGGTCGACCTCACCATGCACGCGGGCATGCACAGACCGTCTGCCCATCCGGATCACAGTTTGTCTCGAGGCTTCGGACACTTTGAACGTTGCGCCATGCAGCACGGCATGGTCAACGTGCGTGATCACTTTGCCGTTCGTGGGACTGCTAACGCCACGGCGATCAGTGACTGACCACAGCCCTTTATGTCGGCCGCTTAAGCAGTAGTGGATCGATGCGCGCATGTGATCTACTCCCGGTAGGTGACGGGCTGTCGTGCCCGAGTGATACGCCCAGTGTCGCACGATTGATGGGCGAATATAACACGAACCTGAAAATAAATATTTACAGCGGTTGTGTCTGTTACCTTTTGACAGGCGAACCATTGCAGGTCTCGGTATCACAGCATCAGTGTCACTACATCTTGCGACCTCCGCACACTGGACGAACGACCTTCCGCCCATATCCGCTGTGGCTAGCAGTTCGAACGTCTTACAGCGCATCCTCAGCAGACCTTCGCGTATCCTTCGCTTGTTGGACGATGCGGAAGGGTCGGCTTGTTTTCTCGGATGATTGAAAAGCCAAACGCGAAATGAAAGCGAATCGCTTTGGGGTTTGATGATCCCATTGCATCTCCCCTCATACTCCGCGAAAGTGGGCGACGACCTGGATGCACCCCGTGTCGTATTCCCGGTCGCGGAAGATTGGTCTCCGAAAAATATTGACAAAACCTGTGTTTCTATATACTCTTTGACAGCGACATCGCGGCGGAAAGAAGTAAAGAAGCCGAGGACTTCACAAAAAAGAAGAATGTCCTCGCTGAAGCCAAAACGGGGGCGTATGGAGGGTGACGCATGAGCGACGCGCACGTGATCTTCAGGGATGGGACGACGGGGAATCCTGCGGTCTTGAAAGCCTTGTGGGAGATTGAGAACATCCAGGAGGGGGTGACCTTCGTGTGCACGGAGACATCCCCGGGGTATCGGATTGAGATGGGGGGTCACCCGGCCCCTGAGGACTTTCTGAGCTTTGCCCAGCGGATCTTCCTCCTCCAGCATCGTGAGGAGGTGCAGAAGCTCCTCGCCTATGAGGCGGATGATTCGCACCTGACGGGAGATTCTGTGGTGTCGTAATGGGATCCAGCGCGAGGTGTTGCACGGTTGCAGACGAAATGGAGGGGGAGGGAGGGTGGTCTCTTGGCGCTCTCCGCGTGATATCATCCGTCTGTCTCCGTGGTAGTGTTTTGGGGGTGAGCGCAGGTGGCGTCAACCACCTGAGAATTATGGGCGTTGTCCTGCACCGCAGGCAGCGCCTGTATTTCTGTACCGACGAGTCTCGGTCGCAGTCTGGTGTAGTAGACTTCGGCTATGGCTAGTGACGATATGATGATTCCCCAGACGGTCGCGGCGCTCGTCGATGCGACGGATTCGCCTCGGAAGAAGCGTGGCGGACAGCCGGGCAACAAGGGGGGCCGAAAAGTCGGAGACACGGTGGCGAGTGGGCGCATCGCCCAGCCAGCGAAGATTCGGGAGAAGGCGGCACTGCTCTCAGCCTGGAAAGAGGCTGTCTCAAAGCGATTTGACCGTCTGGTCGAAGCACAGTTGACGGCGGCAGAGGGCATCACGCATATGCAGGCGCGGGATGACAAAGGTCGCTGGCAACCGGTGACGGATCCAGCCGTGATGGCCGAGAAGCTCTCGGAGGGCGAGGATGCCTATCGACTCTCCGCGATTGCCCCGAGTGCGCCGATCCTGAAGGACATTCTCGACCGGATGTTCGGGCAGGCGAAACAAAGCCTCGACCTTGATCTCACGACGACCCCCACCGCGTCCCTCTCAGATGATGAACTGGCCGAACAGTTAACGGCGATCCTGAAGAAACTCAACCCATAAATGCCACCCCAGAGAAGAGACAACCGCAAGTCGGATCGGGACGTCCGAAGGCCGTTTCCGGAACTCGGTGCCCCAGGAACGATTCCTGGCAGGGGACTCCCTCAGGGTAGAACGATGGGGGACATCTTTCCACGTGTCACGACAGAGGAATCTTACGTTGTGGGGGATCTTGGGCTAAATTACGGTGAAAATGGTGAGGATCATTCTCGGTACAATACCGTCACAGGAGAGATGAACTCACCTTTCAACAAAGGTCTGGGGTTCTTTGGAGACATGGCTATCAAAAGAGCCGATGGAGGGTCTGGTGGGATGACTGAATTCTCTCGAGCAGACTATCTTCCTGATGGCGGCGATGAACTCGTCGATTATCCGCTTATCGTGCCTACCCTTACTGAATCTCAGTTGAGATACTTACTAGAGGAAGGATGGAAAGATGACGCAGAGATTCCTCAAGAAATTGAAAGAGCCGCAAGGAATCACGCTCAACAGAGAATCAATGCCGGAAAATCACCATTTGCAGCTCCCAATGAAGCGAACTTGAACATCTTTCCAAGCATAGAACGTCGTCCATGTCCTACAGCAACCCCAGATAATCGGACGTTTACACAAACATTCCCTCAATGATAACCACTTCCTAAATGCCCCTCACTGTCGATGAGCGGATGCACTACGACCGACTCGTGGCCGAGGCCGTGAGACGGGCGACCTCTCGATTTTCCACCTTTTTTGCTGATGACGGGCCACTCGCCCGGTCGGGCTATCTCAAACACTTGGATTTCTTTGCATCGGGAAAGAAGTTCAAGGAGCGGTTGTTTATGGCCGCGAATCGGGTCGGGAAGAGCGAGGCCGGGGCGTATGAACTCACCTGCCATCTCACCGGAATCTATCCTCCGTGGTGGGAAGGGCGTCGATTTGAGAAGCCGGTGGAATGCTGGGCAGTCGGCACCAATAGTCAGACGACCCGAGACATTGTGCAGGCGAAA